GCGAAGGATCTGCTGCGCAGATACAAGAACCCGCAAACCCGTATCCGTTCCTTATCTGGAACAGTTCGAGGCCGCACCGCAACTGACCGTCAAACCATGCTTGACGTTGGGATCGGTGATCGGGTCACAGTGAAGCGCCGGCCACAAGGCATTGGGGCTGCGATCTCACAGGATCTGCAGGTTCAATCTGTGAACGGTGAGCTCGGCAGTGACAACATGGTGCTGTCGTTTGAACTGGGACCGCAACCGACACAGGGTTTTGTGTTGGATTCGTCAACGCGTGGCGTGCTTGACACGTCGCGTCTAGCTCTCTAAGGGGTGCAGCTGTGGGTGGTTACAAGAAGTGGAACACGAACGACGTACTGACATCATCGAACCTCAACGAATATCTGGGGTCGCAGGTTGTCACCGTGTTCGCCAGCACAGCGGCACGCGACGCTGCCATCAGCGGTGCCAACCTCGTTGAAGGCATGGTGTGCTACATCGCCAGCAACAACAGCTCCGAAGGTTTGTACACCTACAACGGAACCAGCTGGCGTGAAGGTCCGGGCTGGAATGCACCGTGGGGTGTGATCAGTCAGAAGACTGACAGCACGAACCGCACGATCACCACCACAATGGCTGAGGTTGCATCAGGTTTGCGGTCCACTGCCACGATTCTCGGCAACCGTTATCTGCGGTTCACTATTGAAGCGTCACTAGCTGAGATAAGCAACAACACCGGGTTCGTCGCAGAAATCTATGACAACAACGCAGCTGCGGTGGTGCGTCGCGTCGCCCAGTACAACACTGACATCGGCACCGGCTGGCAGGTCGCCAACTCCTTTGTGATCGCATCGACCGCTGGTGCTGTGTACACGTTACGCATGCAAGCTGTGGCACATTCGTTCAACCTGTACGGGTCAACAGTGCAGTCAACCAGGGTGACTATCGAAGACGTTGGTCCGTCAGGTAACCCGCTGTGAACCTAGACACCATCCCTTTCGTTCAGGCACGCCACTGGACACCAGCAACCGGCACCCCGAAGCTGATCGTCATTCACTCAATGGAATGTCCCTTAGAGCCCGGACGTGCCGAGCAGGTCGCACGATGGTTCGCAGGTCCGACGACACCTCGAGCGTCAGCGCATTACATGGTCGACCCTCACAGTGTTTGGTGCGGAGTTCAACCACCCAACATCGCATGGCATGTCGGTTCCGCAAACCGCTATGGCGGTGCCGCTTCGATCGGCATTGAACAATCAGGCTATGCATACAAAACCGACTGGCTTGCTGAAGGGTGGCCGCAACAGCAGCTTGATCGCCTAGTTGATCTAACCGCATCGCTTTGTGATCGTTACAACATCCCACGCCAATGGGTTGACGTAGCTGGGTTACGTGCCGGCAAGCCTGGTATCAGCACCCACGGTCTATGCACCCAGGCTGGTTTGGGCACCGATCACACAGACCCCGGTCCTGCATGGCCGGTTGATGAGTTCATGCGCCGGCTGACCGGTGCCAACAGGAAGCAGAAGCAACTGATGTTGATGGTCACGAAGCAGGACGGTGGCATAGTTCAGTTCGGGTTCTTTGCTGGGCAGCTGGTGCACCGGTGGCAACAGCGACCGAACGGCAACTTCGGTGGCTGGGTGCCTTTGAACGATGGGCAACCGTTCGCCGCTGACGGTGTCACCGCAGCACAAAACAAAGACGGACGGTTCGAGGTGTGCGTGTGGAACAGTGCGACCAGTCAGGTTGCCTATCGCACACAGAACAGCAACGGCACCTGGCGTGCCTGGGTTGCGTGATGAGCGATGCTCGCTCAAGCAACCACGCAGGTCATTGACACACCAGGGTTCGGGGTTGCCGAGTGGCTTGGCATAGCCACCGGTATCAGCATCGTCCTTGCCGGCATTGTTGGGGCGATCGTGCAGCTAGTCAAGCTGCGACGTGAGAACACACGTCAGCACGCAGAAGGTCGGCAGCTGATCACCGATGTTGGTGACCGACTGCTTGACATTCACACATCGATTCAACGGGTCGATGGGAAAGTTGAGCGGCTCGATGAACGACTCGACAGACACGAATCAGTGCACCACCGTGGCCGGCGACGCTGGTAAACCGCGCACACACATGATGATCCCTGACACTCAGGTGAAACCTGGTGTGCCGTTGGATCATTTGGGGTGGATAGGTCAGTACATCGTTGACCGTAAACCTGATGTGGTTGTTCATATCGGTGACCATGCCGACATGGAAAGCCTTAGCAGTTATGACGCTGGTAAGGCTTCGTTCGAAGGTCGCCGCTATGTGGCTGACATTGACGCTGCAAACCGTGGGTTCGACGTGTTGTGTCAAGCGCTCGAGGATCACAACGCACACCAACGACAGGTGAAGCACGCACAGTATCTACCTGAGCGGCACATCACGTTGGGGAACCATGAGCACCGGATCACCAGGGCTGCTGATGATGACCCGAAACTAGTCGGGTTGTTGTCGTTAGATGACCTCAACTACCGGCAGCACGGCTGGCAGGTCCATAACTTCCTGCAACCGGTATGTGTCGACGGCATTTGGTATGTGCATTTTTGGGCGAACCCGATGTCAGGTCGACCGTATGGCGGCAACGCAGCTGGTCGACTCAAACAGATCGGGCATACGTTCGTGATGGGTCATCAGCAAACACTTGACTATGCGGTCAGGTTCCTACCTGGCACCGGTGCACAACAGTTCGGCCTAGTTGCTGGTGCCTGCTATCTGCATGACGAGGACTACAAAGGTCCGCAAGGTAACGCACACTGGCGTGGCATCGTGATGTTCCACGAGGTTGACGGTGACGGATCAGCTGACCCCATGTTCGTCAGTTTGGATTATCTGTGCCGACGTTATGAGGGTGTCAGGTTGTCGAAGTTCACTGCTCGAATGTTCTAAGGGGAAAACGATGAACAAAAAAATCAAAGACACGGTGCCGCAGTGGGATAGCCCGGCGCGTGATGCGTTCATGTTGGTGCACGGCACCGGGTCTGATACGCGCGGCGGTTTGTACGGTCCACCGTGGGAAGATTACGCGCTGACCACAGATATCTTCGAGCGGCTCACAGGTGTGGAGCTCTCCGCTGTCGAAGGCATTTTGTTTATGGTGTCGATGAAGCTTTCACGGTTGTCGTTCGGCTTGGCACAGGACTTCCCGCCGGAACTGTTACGTGACTCAGTGGTCGACGCCATCGGCTACATGGACTGTCTTTATGGTGCGATGTTGCATCAGCCGCGACCCGAAGAACCCGAAGACAGCGAAGAAGGTGACGACGATGACAGTGATTGAAATAGAACCCGACACGATCATCAGACCGGATCAACCCGAACCGGAACCGTACAACCCTGACGAAGACGAATACCCTGACTATCAGGAACAACCCGAACCCGAGTGGGAGATCTGACATGCTGAGCAAACAGTATTGGATTGATGTGTTCGAGCGTGCTGTGAAGACCGCAGCGCAAACCGCTGTGGTCGCTATCGGTGCCGCTGCCGGCTTTGATCTGTTCACCGCTGACTGGCGTACCGTTGGCGGCGCAGCTGCCGGTGGGTTCGTGCTTTCCGTTCTCACGTCGCTCGGGTCTGTTCCGTTCGGTGATCGCAGCAGCGCATCAGTGGCCTCGAGCAGCTGGGTGTCGATCGGTGACGGTGAACTCAATGGCTAGCCCCGCTGAACTGCCGATCACGATTCGGACCGGCGACACAGAACAACTCACCGTCACCGTCAAAGACGATGCAGGTGTGCCAGTGAACATCACTGGACGCAGCTACAGCAGTCAGATACGACAGACCGCAGCGTCAACCGCTGTGCTCGCCACGTTCACATGTTCGGTCACGAACGGCACCGCCGGTGTATTCCAATGCACCCTCGGTACCGCTGTCACTGGGGCGCTCACCGCCGGCCAAGCTGTGTATGACGTGCAGGAGAACGCATCAGGTGTGGTCACCACGCTGCTTGCCGGCCCGGTGTTCATTGTTCAGGATGTGACCAGGTGAACCGTGATGTGACGATCACACAAACCGATGTGACGTTGCGTCGCAATGACCGTCCGATCGAACTGACGCAGGCGTCAGCTGAGATCGTCGCAGTCGGCGTTGCAGGCCCGCAGGGTGCTCAAGGACCTCAGGGTGCGACCGGTGCCACTGGCGCAACGGGTGCGACCGGTGCCACTGGTGCGAAGGGTGACAAGGGTGACACCGGCAACACTGGTGCGACCGGTGTGGTCGCCGCTACTGACCCGATCGTGTACACCTCGGGCACACAAACTGTGTCGGCAAATAGTGTGTCGCTGCGCACCTTGTCCCGGCAGGCTGCAACCAACCCGCTGCGACGCTGGCAGCAAGCCTTCGCCGATACCAGGTACGGATCAATCTACGGGCTCAACGGCAACGCCCAGCGCTCTGCCGACATTCTCGTCATCGGC